AAGATTTTTAAAAGCTGAGTACGAAGAAAGACTTGGTTTTGCAATGACTGAAGATAAAGAACGTGCCTCACTTTACATTACACCTAAGATGGGTGTAATATAATGGCAGTAGGTAAAAGAGCAAAAGCAGTATGTGATGTGTGTGGATTTGTTTATCCTCATAATGTTATGAAGTTAAACTCTTATGGCTTATTAGTTTGCCCTACTGATTTTGATGGTGCTTATGATGAAAAGAATCATCCACAAAATAGAGCACCAGATGTAAAAGATGATGAGACGATTAGAAACCCAAGACCTACACAAAGCGAAGCTTTTACAACTTGGGAAAATCAAAATACTAACTGGGAAGCAACTACCCAAAATTGGAATATAGTGAGTAATTTAGATGCCTGATTTAACTGGACAACAAATATCAAATTCTTATAAACGATTACTACAAGTAAAGACTTCAGCTAATGAAGGAATTACTTCAACTCTAAGGACTATTCAGTCAGGTGACAATGCAGACTCACCTTTACAACTCAACAACTCTACATTAAATGTTAATGGTACTTTTGCAATAGGTGGTGTAAATCTAACTGCAACTGTTTCATCTTTAAATGCAACTGCAGATATATCAGGTGGTCAAGGTTACATAGTTATAGATGGAACTAATGTTTATAAAAGAACTTTTTCTGAAGGTAATGGTATTGCTCTTACAAATCCAAATGGAGTTGCAAGTAACACAGGTATTGCTTTAACAAGTACAATATCTAACATTCAAAGCTTTGGTGCTTCAGCAGTTTCAGCTACAACATTAAATGTTACAGGAACTATGACAGTTTCCTCAATGAGTGTTACTGATTTTAATGCAGCTACTGTAAGTGCTACTTTATTAAAAGGTAATAATGCAACGATAGTAAGTACAGTATCAGCAGGATTTTTTGTAGGTGATGGTTCAGGTTTAACAAATGTTCCTTCTGCTGAAGGTGGTACAGTAAATGCAGTAAAAGCAGGAACAGGTCTTAATGCAACTGTTAATGGTGTTACATCAACAACTGTAAATACAAGTGGTACATTAAATGTAGATGCTGACCAATCATTTGGTATAGTTTCAGTTTCAACAGGTTTAGTTGTTCCACAAGGAGCAGCAACTTTTTCAGTTCCTATTAGTGGAGCATCAGCAGTATTTACAGGTGATGTATCTGCAGCTAATGTTTTTGCAGGAACAAATGTTTATGTAGGTGGTGTAGCAGTTCCAACAGCAGCTAATGTAGCTGCAGTATCAGCATTAACTTCTGTTAACAAAGCTGATATAGCTACAAATGTAGCAGCAATAACTTCTATAAATACAGTTGTAGCTGCAGTATCTGCGTTAACATCTGTCAATACAGCAGCGATTACATCTATAAATGGTATTATAGGTGATGGTGGTAATTATGCAACGTCTGCTGAACTCGCTACAGTATCTGCAGCATTAGCTACAAGTATAGGAAATACTAATACTGCACTTGCTACAACTTCAGCAGCACTTGCAACTTCAATAGGTAATTCAAATACCAATATAGCTGCAGTATCAGTTTTAACTTCAGTAAATAAAGCTGACATTGCAACAAACGTAGCAGCTATTACTTCAGCAAATACAGTAATAGGTGCAGTCTCTGTACTTACAAAAACAAACTTAGATGCAATTACATCTATTAATTCAATATTAGGAGATGGTGGTAACTTTGCTACAAGTGCAGAACTAGCTACAGTTTCTTCAGCTTTAGCTACAAGTATTGCTAATCATTTACCATTAGCAGGTGGTACTATAACAGGTACAGTGTCTGCTCAATCAGTTTATGTAAGTGCATTAGGTGCAAATACTTCAGCAACTCTTGGTAAAAGAATTAGAGTAGATGGAGCTGCAATAGCTGATATAGTAAGTTTAACTGATGGTGCAAATATATCAGTAGATTTTAATTCAGGTCAAAACTTTGCAGTACAATTAGCAGGTAATAGAACATTAGATAATCCTACAAATTGTGTTCCTGGACAAACAGGAAGTATATTTGTAATACAAGATGGAACAGGGAGCAGAACTTTATCATTTGGAACTAACTATAAGTTTCCTGGAGGGACTGCTCCAACATTATCAACAGGTGCAAGTGCAGCAGATAGGATTGATTATATTACATTTACATCAACAAATATTCATGCAGTTGCTACATTAAATGTGAGTACAGCTTAGTGGTTAGAAGAATACCTAGAAAAAAAGGTCAACCTGCTAAAAGTAAAAAACATTCAGACTTGTATACAGATGAAGACCCTAAAGGGACGATACATGGTTTGAAGTTTGCAACAGTAGCAGATGCACAAAGGTCAATAAGAAAGATAAAAAATTCTACTCGTAAACATAATCATAAAACACAAGCAGCAATTGCAATGGAACAAAGAGCAAAAGCTGCAGGTAAAAATAAAGCAGCATTAGTTTATAGAAGATTTATTGAACAACAAAAAAGAAAAACAAAACTTAGGAAGGCTTAATGGCAATATTTAATAATAATTTATTAGCAGGTGCAGGTGCACAATCTGGGACAACTACATATGAAATAGACCAATCAATAAGATTTCGTGATGCAGACGAACATTTTATGTATAGTCCTACACCATCAAGTGGTAAAGATTTTACTACAACAGCAACAATTTCACTTTGGTTTAAACTTGGTAATTTAGGAGCAGCTTATTTAGCTGGTGCTTTTTATGGAAATAATAACCGATATAATATACTGGCGATAAATTCAGATGGTCAATTATTAGAATACGA